GCTAGTTGCTGACAAGGACACACGGCAAGCTGGCTTGACCATCTGGCGTGAGAATCCTCCTGAGACAAAGGATGTGCCATGCACTGTGGCCATCTTCTTCAACATTCGAGGTGGCAAGCTGAATGCTCACGTGTTCATGCGCTCATCTGATGTGTGGTTAGGTGTGCCTTACGACGTGTTCAACTTCAGCATGCTAGCTCACATGGTGTGTGGCATCATGGCTCAGTTGCATCCTGAGGTCCCCACGGTGTCTCCAGGCATGTTGTACTTGACTGCGGCCTCTAGTCATCTGTATGGGACAAATTGGGTAGACGCTGAAGCGGCATTGACAGGCAATGGTGGTGATCTACAAAACCCAACGCCAACAGCACTCTTCCGCGAGCCCGAAGTCTTGATGAAGACATTGCACGATCTGCGTACCTCAGTACCAGGTGCTGATCTTCGCTGGTGGGAAACGGAGTAAGCTATGCGACCAACACGTGATCAATGGGGTATGCAGTTAGCTGTTGTGACCGCAGCCCGTACCACTTGTCTGCGCCGCGCCGTAGGTGCTGTGCTTGTCAATGACCGTGGTCACGTGTTGGCCACTGGATACAACGGAGTGGCTGCAGGTCAACCTCACTGCAACATGCATGACCAGTTCTATGAGACTGGTTTTCCGCATGCTTGCCCTGGGGCCCACGCGCCAAGCGGCCAGAACTTAGATGGTTGCCAAGCTATCCACGCAGAACAGAATGCTTTGCTGCAGTGTCGAGATGTTTATTCCATCGACACACTATATGCTACGGCATCGCCATGCATGACTTGTGTCAAGTTGCTCTTGAACACTAGCTGCAAGCGAATCGTCTTCCAAGAAGAATATCCACACGTCGAGGCCAAGTCGCTTTGGGTGAGTGCAGGCAGAGCCTGGGAACATTACAAGGAACAAGCATGACTCTCTATGAGATCCTGGGCGTAGCTAAAGACGCATCAGCCGCCGACATCAAGAAGGCCTTCCGCAAATTAGCCAGTGAGAACCATCCTGACCGCGAAGGTGGCTCAGATGAAACCATGGCTGAGGTGAATAAAGCCTATGACATCCTAAGCTCGCCCGACAAACGAGCCTACTATGATGCATCTGGCATGGTCGGTGAGCCTCCAAACATTACCCAGCAGGCTGAGAGTCTACTCATGGCCATGTTTGCCAAGTGCGTTTCTGGCTATGCTTCAGACGCCATTGTGTTCCAAGTAACACAGGGCCTGGAGGTCGAGAGCGGAATGTTTCGCAAGCATATTGAACAGATCGAGAGCCAGAAGGCTATGTTCTTAGCGCGGCGCAACAAGATCAAGTCATCAGGCGACAAAAATCTGGCCCACATGGTTGTTGATCAACATATCAAGGCATGAATCAAAGCATCGCCCAGAAGACTGAGCAGATTGCTATCTACATGAAAGCCTTGGAGATCATCAAGAACTACGAGGACGCATAAAGAAAAAGACCACCAGCGAACTGGTGGCTTAAACTGTGGCCCTGACAACCACAGACCCGGAGAGGCAACTACAGGGTTCGATTAGGCTGGCTTCCAGTCCCAGTATTCTTTTGGCGTCTTGATTCCAGGAACGTACATCTTGTGTGGGTTCGCTGGTTTCATAACGGTCAAGTTCTCACGACGCAGTGTGGGGTCAAATGAGATGTGCACCCAGCCTTTATCAGGTTCCATGCTGTATTCATGAATCATCTGGTCGTACTTGATGTCTGATGCTGCGATTGCTTTACAGATCTCGTATGGGGACCCAAAGCCGTTGCAGCGGAAGTCGATGGCGAAACCGTCCATGTGGGCAGATTTCTCTGAGCCGCCTACGGCCACGTTCACCTTAGGTAGGCGCAACCAGCTTTGGACGCTGATTGGTTTACCTAGCAAAGCGCGGACTTTCTCCATGCCAGCAGCCGCGGCCTTCATATTCTCCAACTGCTTTTCATTGGGTTTGTTGTCAATGCCTAGCTCAACTGCTTTCTTTGAGTAGGTGCCTTCTTCAAATGTGAAGTGTTCGCTGAGCTTCACAAGGTCATTGGCTGATTCATGATTCTTCTTTCTTAGATTCGTTGTACTTGTCAATGGCCAAACCGACTAGTTCGGCCCCGATGAATGGCAGGCCGAGGCCCATGAGCACCTTGACGGCGATCTCACCCATGTGATCATCAGCATATTGCTCAGCAGCTTTAGCCAAGCCACCTTCTTCATGCAGTGCATCGATGGCTTTCTTGGCATCTTGCAGCTCGACAGAGCCTTCAGCTGCGTGCTCGACCACGGCATGGCACAGGTTTAATAAGTCACTCATTGTGGAGTCTCCTCAGGTTTGGCTTCTTCAGCCGGTTTATCAGCCACAGCCTCGCGATAGGCTTGGTAGCCTTTCTGTGCCATGATCGTGCCCAAGGAGCTCAGTACCATGAGCATGATTTCCTTGATGTTTTGCAGATACTGCTTGTCGATGGGAGCTGTTCCGATCATTGGTTGCTCGACATGTGTGACTGAGTAGACGAAAGCAAAGAAGCCACTGACCACGATGACCACAAAGGACTTCACGATCAAGCGTTTCAGTTCGAGATCTACTTGTTCAGCAGTTAAGACAGGTTCAGGGACAGCTTGCATGTCCAAAAGTTTACGGAGCCAGTTCATTGTTCACCTTTCATTTCCTTGGTATTGATCAGCTGATCAGGGCATGTGCCATGCGTGGCGCACTCGGGTCGCTGGCAGCGCGGGGCTTCCCAGTTCTTTGGGTCTTGGCAGAAGTATCGGAAGCGATCCTCGCCAAAAATTATCATCGCCAAGAAGGCGACTATGATCCAAAACACTTTCATCTTTTCTCCTTCAAACAGATTTCAAGTTCACGTTTTGCATTCACATACTTGATGAAGGCGATTCTCTTGTGTTCGCCGATCATCCAATATGAGAAGCCTGCCTCCAGTGCGAAGAGCAAGACGACAAGGGCAATAGCTATTTTCCTAGCATCAGAAGCCCCAAAGTAGTTCACGGTGGTATTTGACTAGCACTGTGAGAGAATAAACAAAACCAATGACAACAAAAGTGCCCACGACAATAGCCACATACATTTGAATGTTTCGAATAAATTGCTCATACTTGAATTCAGCAAGGCGGCGGTCTAGCTCATCACGCTTCTCTTGCTCAATACGGGCCTGATCTTGCTCGACCTTAATTTGAGCCCGCATGTTCTCGAAGTCTGTCCACAAGGAACCTAGTTCAGGTGGTGATTCATAAATCATGACATGCTTCAAGTCTGCATGCATCTGAACCAGTTTAGCGTGTATCGTGAGGCGTCTGAGCGCCATGCGCTTGAGTGACACATCTGCCTTTTGAAGCTTCTTGGCCTCGCGCTCTTGCTCCCAGAACAGGGCCTCAATCTTGTCTATCTGGTCAAACATGTTTCCAAGATCATCACTGATCTTGAACATGACCATGTCTGGATCGGTGGCAGCTACCTTCTCGACACGCTGCTTTTCTTCTTGGATTTTCTCGGCCTGAGCCTTAGAAACTTTCTTGCCTGCAAATTGCCCGTTGATCTCGTTGTAGATCTGTTGGACGTTGCCCGCGACTCCTTTGACCTCTTTATAGAGGGCGCAGCCTTCCTTTACTAACTGGAAAGCTGTAGTGGCTGCAAGGAGTGCGGTACCGATTGGCACATTACGGCTTCCAGAAGTGGTTCATGGCGAACTCTTTTAGAGCGTAACCTACGCCACCAATCGCGAGGAAGATGAGGCCCATGAGCGACTTTTCGATCACGGCATCGCGAAACTTGATCTTTCGTGACTCGGCCTCGATGGCCAGCTTTACCCAGCGGATCTCGTCAGCTGTGAGTTGGGGAGCTGCCGCAACAGGTTGAATTGCACAAGCTACGGCAGCTGCCATCTCAACAACCAGTTCATGTCTTTCTTCTGGCGTCATCATGGTCAGTTCTTCCATTCTGGTGTTGGTGCTGCAGGCCAATCAGGCATGGACACTGGATTGAAGAAGATGGCTCGCACCTCTGCGCGGTATGCATCAAAGTCTTTTGCATTCTTCAGCAAGGCGTAGACATCGCGCGCTTGAGTCCATTCTGTGTCAGCTAGCAACTGGCGGGCATGATTCTTGCTGGCTGCTACCAACTGCTCTTCTGTGGGAGCCGGCGCAATGAACTGCTCAGGGTTTCCAACGTTGACGAACTTCCAAACTTGACCGTCGAAGATCTCAACTTGACCCTTGATGGTTTTGCCAGTTGGTTTGCTGGTCGTTGCGAAAGCTGGGATGATGTAAACACCAGGCTCCAGAGGCGATTCAAAAGCAGGCTCTGAGAACAAGAACTCGCCTGTGGCCTGGGTGTAATGGTAAACGGTCTTCATGTGTTGCTCCAGGCTTAGTATTTGATGATCATGTTGGCCGAGAAGTACGGCATCATGTTCTTGTCTGTGCCAGACACACCTGACGAATCAGTGGAACCAGATGTGGAAACAGACACTGACACCGAGTGACTGTGGGCGCCTTCTGCCGTTCCTGGAGGGGCTCCAGTTGTTGCGTAACCCCAGTCTGAGTTCGTGTTGGCGTTACCAGACAAGCTGTTGTTGCCAAGGCCGTAGGTCTTGTAGGTGTGAGTGTGGGCACCGCCGGTGTTTGCAGTACCTGAGCCAGAACCTGACAAGGTGGCCGTGTGGTTGTGCGATATGGCAACAGCATCCTTGCTGCCGCCCGTG